AGCTGTGACTACGCCTGTCACACCAAGTGTAGTACCTACAAATAACTTCTTAGCTATACCAACACCACCATCAACAATCAAAGCACCTGAAGTTGAGCTGGTTGAGTCAGTAGCAAGATTTAAATTAACAGCACCACTTGTATCAAGAGTTGTTACAGACGCAGTAGCAGCAGCGCCAGACCCAAGTATACCGTCTAATGTACCAGTAAATCCAGTGGCTGTTATTTGGTCAGTCGCAGTAATACCATCAACAAACAAGTTAGCCCAACGAACACTGGTTGTACCAAGATCGTCAGTGCTATCTGTGTCAGAAACAATATTAGAACCACTTGTAATTCCACCCGTTGCTACTTGTGTAGCTGTTGTAGTTAAGACGCCAGATACTAAAGCAGTGGTAGCTATATTTACAGCCCCATCAATATCAACAACATCTAAGTTTGTAACGCCGTCTACGTCAATATCGCCAGAGATGTCTAAGGCTGTACCTATTAATGTTTGTGTTAGCGTTACCTGACCATTAGCAGCAATAGTAATAGCATCTACATCAGATGTAGAACCAATAGTCTTACCGTCACCAATAATAATATCATCAGTAAATGTAGCAATACCTGTAACTGCAAGTGTAGATGCCATGTCAACAGCACCGTCAATGTCTACTACATCAAGGTTAGTTACACCATCAATATCCACGTTGCCTGATATGTCTAAGCTTGCGGCAATTATTTCTCCGCTGGCATTTACAGCACCATTAATATCTATAGTTGTAGCTGCTATTTGTATCTCAGTGTCAGCTACAATATCTAGCTGCCCGTCTGCACTAGAGTTAATAAATATAGCAGTGTCACGAAACTGTATCTTTTTATCTGTAGCTACAAGTGTATCATCAGATATGTTATCTATAGAGGCAGTATCAATGTTTGCTGTGCCATCTATAAATAGATTACGCCACTCTTGACTTGCAGAACCAAGGTCATACGTATCATCATCATCAGGTATAATACTTGAGTCAACGTCAGCAGCAAACACAACATTGTCGGTTGCAGCGTCACCAAGAGTAATTGTACCGCCATTAAAAGTAGTAGTACCTGTAACTACAAGATTGCCACCAATATCTAAGTTACCTGAAATATCTACTGCACCATTCATATCAATAGTAGTAGCAGCAATCTGGATCTCTGTGTCAGCTACAAGATCAAGTTGACCATCAGCACTAGAGTGAATGTAGATAGCAGTGTCACGAAACTGTAGTTTCTCTGATGTAGCAAGTAAGATGTCATCAGAGAACGTAAAGTAATCCTCATCTTCACTCCAGATAAGAACACCGTTATTAGAACCACCGTCCCAAGTAAGTGTAATGTCACCTGCACCAGTACCTATAGTAACATTGTCAGATGCTACTAAAGATATAGGACCACCTTCTCCTGCAGTACCATCGTGAGTGTGTCCTGAATTTACTGCAAAGGCAGCTAGAAGCTGGTCAAATTCATTATTAAACAGATCGGCGGTAATAACATCGCCGTCAGTAAAAGTTGATTGTCTTGTGTATGTAGCGCCCATTTAACGTCTTGCTCCTAATGTATATTCTAACTGAAAACCTTTAAGTGAATAAGGTGCAGACTCACCTCCATCATTTATTCTTAACACAACAGAAAAACCTGAACCTTCTACAGACTGTCTTACAAGAGGTTGTGAAGGTCCACCTAAAACAAATCTAACTTCGCCACCTGCGCTGCTAAATAAAGCAGTTCCGAACTGTGCAGCTACAAGAGAAGAATCTAAAGAATAAGGAGCAGGTCTAGTAGAGTTTGCATCTTCGTTGTCGTATCTCACTACTAATTCTGCATCAATAGCAGACTCAGGTTTATAGTTAATAATAACTTTTTGCATATGCTTTCGGATACCTGTATCTCCGAAAGGTAAGTCAGGACTTCTATATCTTCCTAGTATAGGTACACCATCAAAGGTATTACCTTTTTCTTGCCTGTGAATAAAACCAGTAAAATCACCATGTAAAACAAGTACATCCCCAGCTCTTACAAAAGTATCTGTAGAGGTAGGTTTTATTCCACGCATTTCAGAAAATTCAAAACCACTTTCTTTTTGAACACAAATAATACCACGGGTAATACCGTCTGATTGTCCATCTTTAGTAAAAAATATTCTGTATTGTGTTTTGTCTGCAATAACAACACTTTCAAATAGTGCAGAGTCTTTAATGTTCTTATCAAAAATACCTTGTACACTTTTACTTATTGTACCTAGTTCAACATCACCAATTTTTGCAGTAGCAGCAACTGTTCTTAAACCATCTGGACCAAGAAATATTAAATCCCCTCCAAATTCCTGTATAGTATCACCATTAATGCAACCAATACTTCTTGTAACAGGTGCAATAACAAAGTCAGCTAAAGTATTACCAGTAAGTTTAAATATTCTATTCTCACAAAATATAAATAAAGCTTCACGAAAAACTTTTAATCCTGTGATAGTATCATCTACTCTAATACTACCTGCACCGTTACCTGCTTGAAAACCATCCTCATTAAAAGGTTCACTAAATACTAGTTCCTCTGGTGTAGTAGACTTGCCGGCATAAAACATATGTGACTTATAAGAAGCTACAAATTTAGAACCTGCAACTGCACTTTCACTTACGTCAGTAGCACTAATAGCCAAGTTAAAAATTACAGGGGCGTTTGTTTCGTCCACAAAAATAATTTTTTCATTACCATCATAGTTAAATCGTTCTTTTCTGTATTTTACAGCATTAGTTCTACCTGTGTCTACCTCTGTCCAATCAGAAGAAACAGATATATTAATAACATGTGTAGCAGCTGTAGTACCTGATGTAGATCTTGTTACACCTGTAAACTCATTAGGAGTTGAAGTAGAAGAAACACCTGTGTAAGTAAATATTTCATTAACTATTTGTAAATTACCACTTGTTGGAAAACCTAAAACAGAATCTACTTTAATTATTCCAGATCCTGTCATAGATGAACTTGCACCTATTGCAAGAGCTAACTCAGTAGAAGCTCCAGAAAATATTTTTTCCCCTCTACATGCTAATACTTTATTTCCAAAAGTAGCAACACCAATTATTTTTTCAGCTGCAGAAGAAGTTTGTGGAACTATATGATTAATAAATTTACGATAGCCATTTATTCTTCTGTACCCACCTTCAACGTCAGGTTCAAAGTTCTCTAGTACTAAAGCTTCACCTGGTTGCATAAGAAAAGTAGAACGGTTTAAAATTAAACCGCCATCACAATTAAATGCTACTGGTTGTACTTGAGAACTATCGGGCATTAAAAAGATACCCCAGAGTTAGAACTCGTAGGCCTATTTATAACTGTAGATCTAATGTAATCAAATTTATTAATTAACAAGCTTTGGATATTTTTAATACCCTCCTCAAAACGTTGAAAGTTAATTGAGTATTGCTGCATCTCACCCCTGTACTGATACAAAAATGCAGTGGCACCATCTGTAATTACAGGTTTAAATCTATCTGGTATAGTAGTAGTGCTATCATGTGCAGTTAAATCATTAGGAAATGTAAAGTAATCATACAATAATGTGTATTCTTTATCAGGGTAAGGATATAGTAAATAGTTGTTATCAAGGGTACGTACAATATATTGTGGCATACCTCCATTATCAAACTGTGTAACTGCTACACCAGTAGCGTAAGCAGCAGCAGTAGTACCACTGTCAGCTCTTGTACAGCCTGTAAGAGTATTACCAGAAATAGCAGTGTAAGAAATTAACTCACTGCCCACATAGACACTACCTGAGGCTGAGAAACCTACAGATGAAACAAGTGTTAACGTAGTTACAGAATCTGTGTGAGAACCATCTAATGTTGTAGACTCAACTTCATCTTCTTGGCTTGCAAATTCTTTACTTATATATTCGTTATAATTAAGTTTTCTTAAATTAATACCTGCAGAATTAATACTATCATCTTTTTTTATTCTAGCTGTATTATAGTCTATGTGTTTTGTATCAGTGGGTATAGTATATCGTACTATCCCAGGAACTAAAGTTGATGTATTAGTAGCATGATTAAATGGGTATGCAAATTCTTTTTGGTTTATGTGTCGTATAGCTTCATTAACAGCATTCTTAGCTTGTACTTGAACTCCCCTAGCATCTGTAAAATTAGCAGAGGTAAGAACTACTTCGTTCATACGAGTAAGAACTTCATTCGTTAATGTAAGAAATGTAAGTGCCATTCTATTCCCTCAAGATGCATCAAAGGGGCCAGCATTAAGCCAGCCCCTAAGTTTACTTTAGTTTATGCTAGCAGATCACGAGAAGCTACAGCAGCCTCAGTGTGAGCAGCTGAGATATCTGCAATTACTGCATAGACACGTAAGCGTCCAGTAGCAGCAGCAGCACCAGCAATAACAACATCAATGGTATCTGCAGCACCAACAAGAGCTAACGCAGCAGCCGCATAAGTAGATGCAGCACC